GGTGAACCGCTTAAACCGAAAACCCTTGACAGCGAACGAAGTGAATTGCATGCTTGAACCTAATCAGATCATCCCCTGTAGTGTAATAGATCCTTGACTTGAGTCATTGTTTCAGAAACGCGCCGTCCTTGAACTGGGCTATTTTCGCATTACGCAGCCAAATCATGAACCTCTACACCCTGAAAAATATAAATTGCACGAGCAAAAGACCAAATCGCCACTTTTGTTATCTCATGGGAGGAAACACCATTCCCTTCTGCTCGGAGCAATGCGAGGCTGCCCAAATCGTGGACGAGCTTTATACCCAGTTCTGTCGATATCAGCTTGAAACCGATTTGACATTGCAGGGGTTTTACAAGACACACGTTAAACTTACTGGCACCAGAATCTATCAGGCAATTTAGCCATGTATGACTGCCTAATACATAACAAAAATCAATCTGACCGAAAAAAGGACTGGACATTTTCGGAAACATCAACTATAATGGAATTTCGATGCTTCTCTTGTAACAGACTTTTGTTCACGGGGCATATCAAGGAAGGATTGATTCAAATTAAATGTGGAAAGTGCGGAAGAATGATAACCATCGGTGCGAATAACTGCACCCTCGCAACTACCACACAAAAGACGACTTTAAAGCTCGTCAGATAATAAAAACCCAGAGCCCACCCAGAGAGGCCATTTTTCGCAATTCAGCGGAAGGTGGCCTTTTTTAGTTTATGCCCCATGGAGAAAATCAAAATGCTTTGGAATAGTACAGCAGCAAAAGTCGTGAATCAAATGTATGACGAGGCGGTGCGAAAGGCCGCAGTGGACCGGAAGAATGATACCATTAAAAGGCTTTCTTATTATCACGACGAGATGGAAGATTTTATATATGACGCTCTTGTCCTGCATTATGCTGACCCGGATGCATTCACGCCAGCCTTTTTTAATGTAGTCAAAAAGATCGTGAATCAAGTCACCACTATATATCTTGCTGATGCAGCGAGACAGGTTGACGGAACGGATCAAGACAAGGCCATTTTCAGCGAGATAATGCAAACCACATCTTTAAACCCAAAGATGAAAATCTGCTCCCGTTATACGCAGCTTTTAAAAACCACGATGCTCCGTCCGGTTTGGCGTAAAGGCCAGATGGACTTGGACGTTTTAACGGGAGATGTCCTTGACGTTATTGTGGGCGATACACCGGAGCAGTTGGAACAGGTTTTAATCACCCACTATCCACAAAGCGGAGAAACGAAAGATATAACCTATTCCTTGTGGTCAGCCGAAACATTCAGAAAGCTTGACTATAATGGCAACACGCTTGAAACCGCACCTAACCCCTATCTAATCATTCCTATGGTGCCTGTATGGGCATTTTATCCCACCGGAGGCTCCTTCTGGCAAGCTGGCGGTGATGATTTAATCAATATCCAGTCTGCGGTGAACGAGAAGCTAACTGACCTTCTTTTGGTGATACGTCAACAGGGCTTTGGTCAGGCAGTCATAAAGGGCGTGCCAGATACAGGCAAAATGCAAGTGGGCCCAGGGACCACGATTGAAATCGAAAACCCGCAGGGTGACTTTTATTACGCAAAGACAAACGCACCCATCGACAGCATTCTAAATGCCATTGATTTTATGGTGAAGCAGTTAGCGGTTTCAAACGGCCTGCCAGCGTCAAGCCTATCTGTGAAACCCACCCAGGAAAGTGGCCTTGCTCGGATTTCAGGCAATCGTGAGCTTGAGGAATTACGCAGAGACCAAATCAGCCTTTTTAACACCTATGAGAAACGGCTTTTCAATATGTTTCGTGTCGTGTGGAATGCTCATAACCCAGGCCGAAAGATCAGCGAAAAGGCAAGGCTAAAAATCGACTTTTATGATCCAAAGCCCACTATGTCACCGGATAAGGAAGCGGAGAAGTGGGAGAAGGAATTGCAGATGGGCACCATATCAAGAGTTGATATATTGATGCTCAAGAATCCTGACCTAACCCGAGAAGATGCAAAGCAAAAACTTTTAGAAATACAGGCCGAAAACAAACTCTTTAACTACTCGTCAAACGCAGACGTAAAAAGCGGGGAGGAATAGACAAATGGCAGATGAACTCGTCCACCCAGACGTTAAAGGTGAAGATGCTGAAGCAAAAAGGGAAGCAGGAAATGCTCCGCAGGTTATCGTTAGGCATGTTCCTGTGGCTGCGAGAAATAGCAGCGAGGATGAACTAATTGAAAGCCAGGCCGAAAACTACACGGACGACACCACCGGAAAAGGTGAAAAGATGATCCCTAAAAGTCGTTTTGATCAGGTATTAGAGCAAAGGAAACGCGCCTCCGATGCTCTGCGCACTGTTGCTGATGAGATGGTTGAGGACGTCCCGGAATATTTCCGAGACATAATACCCGACTTGGAGCCAGCAGCTAAAATAACCTGGATCAGAAACGCTTTAAAAAAGGGATTATTCAATACGCAGGTAGTAAACGGCCTGGATTCAAAAAGACCTGGAGGCAAACAGCCTCTTGATTTTAGCAATATGACATCACAACAAATGATGGCCTATGGTTACAAGTAAACAATTTAATTTTAGGAGATATATATCATGGCACTTACATTGATTGAAGCAGCACGACTCAAAACGGACCCTTTGCAGAGAGGCGTTATTGAATGTTTTCCCAAAGCCTCTCCCGTGCTCGAAAGACTGCCTTTTCTGACGGTTTCGAGCGATTCCTATAAATTCAACAGGGCAGCGACTTTGCCAGCTACAGCTTTCAGGGGTTTGAATGAAAGCTATACAGAAAGCACAAGCACCCTTGACAGCGTAACCGAAAACCTGACTATTTCCGGTGGGGTTTCCGATGTGGATCGCGTTCTTGTTAAAACTCAAGGAAATTTGAACGAGTTGCGCAGTATACACGATGCACTAAAATCCAAAAGCTGTGCTGTAAAGTGGACAAAGGGCTTTTTTAAGGGTGATTGTGAAAGTGACCCTAAGTCTTTCGACGGTTTGCAAGTCAGGCTTATCGGAAACCAGCTTATAAATGGCGGATCATCCTCTGGCGGGGACGCGCTCAGTCTCAGTAAGTTAGATGAGCTTATTGATGCAGTTGACGGCTCGCCTGACGTTCTTTTCATGAATAAAACCATGAGAAGGAGATTGACGGTGGCTGCAAGGAATAGCTCCGTGGCTGGTGATATCAACTACACCCTTGATGAATTTGGCAGAAGGGTGACCACCTATAATGACATTCCCATTGGAGTGATTGAAACGGACGAAAATAATGACGAGATTCTGCCCTTCACGGAAAGTAATCCAGGCGGTGGCACGGCTGCGTCAACCAGCATTTATGCAGTCCGTTTTGGTGTTGGTCAATACGTGTTTGGCCTCCAATGTGGCGAAATGGATGTCATTGATATGGGGCTTTATAGCGGTGGGACTGCTTATCGCACGCTGATTGAGTGGATCAGTTCTTTTACCATAGGCCATAACAAGTCTGCGGCTCGGCTTTGTGGTATTAAAGACGCTGTTGTTGTGGCGTAACATCTGCGATATATGCCCAGGGCTTTCCTCCTTTCCCCTGGGTTTTCGCAGAAACGGAGTGGCAAGACTCCGTTAAAGAAGCAGTTTCCCTCCTTTCCTGCTTCTCTTGCCAGCGTTAAAGCCGTCTGTTGGGGTGCCCTCCACACCCCAGCAGACACCCCACCCCTATTTCACACCGGAATGAAATCATGCCAACAAAAGGTTATAAGCAAAGCCCAGAACACATCAAAAATAAAGCTGATGCAAAGGTAAAAAGGCGGGTCCAGGCAAAAAAGCCGAAAACAAAACTGAGGAAGAAAGGCAAACCGATTGAAGAAACGCCACCGGCTGTATATCGTGACTACAAATGCACCCACTAGCAGGCTTGCCTACAAAAGGCCGCATTAAACGACAAAGAATTTAATTGCACAGGCTGCGTCAAATGCCAGCACGCAATTCCACAACCATCACCCATATTTCATGAACTGGTAACTATGGAGGCGGTGGCTTGCACCCATCTATTGAGGGCCATTTTCGCTCCTCAATCGTGGCGACTTGAGGAGCGAGCAAAAGAACGGGCTATGAAGAAAAGGCCTGACGTTCAGCCGGAGATTGAGCCGGAGATTCAGTGGTGGGGATAAAAGCAAGGGGTTTGATTATATCAAAAAGTCCATCTTACACCACAATGGTTACAACGAGCCTCTGTCAAAGATTGCTTTCGGCTTAGACCAGTTGCCAACAAAGAGATTCCACCAGTCAATAAGGCAGCCGTTGCCTTTCCACCATGAATGCCAGCTTTTCTACTTATCTCATAAGTGGTGACTGCTCCTCTCGTTTTGCAATAAGGACAAATGATGTTTCTGTCCCTCATTTCATGTGGAGTTAGTTCTCTGGGGTTGTGTCTATTTGGGGAAAAAAAGCGATAAACCCAGTAGAAAAAGAATACGAAAACACCGATGATAAAAATAAGCCGCATCGCACATTTGTGTGGGTGACCCCAAGATGTTGTGGTTGGCCTCTTGTGTTTTTATGAGTACCGGGGTATGGGTAAATTGATAATGATGAACCTGGAGACCGCCGGAGAGACTTCCGGATATCTCGGAGGCGGTCTCCAGGTTCATCACCCTTAAAATCCTCTTGAAACATTGGTGTAGCATATGGAAGAGACTGCTTTTTTTACCCAAGTTCTCGGAATCACCCGTCCTTGGTTTATAACGAAGGTGGAACTTAAAAAGGCTGAGAAACGAGTAGACATCTACATTGATCATTCGACTGGGTTTGCCTTCCCTTGTCCCGAATGCCAGCGGTTGTGTTCTGTGTATGACCACATGAAAGAAAGGGAGTTCCGGCATCTGAATGTGTGCCAGATGGCGACCTTCATTCACGTTCGTCTTCCCCGGATTGAGTGCC